ATCTTACCAGATACGGAATATCTTTGGAGTTCGTTTAGAATCCTACGATAGTCAGGGAAGTGTTTTGTGATTAGTTCAGCAACAACTTTAGGATCAAACTCAATCTCTTCTTGTTTGAGAATTGATACTGCTCGCTTGAAGAATGTTGCAGCAATCTCTTGCTTGTCTTTGGAATCAATCTTAAACTCAATCACAGCACAACGACTGTGGAGTGGTTCAATGATACGATTCTTAAAGTTACATGTGAAGATGAAACGACAGTTGCCAGAGAATTCTTCAATGAACGATCTCAATGCTGGCTGAACCGATTGAGCATTCATGTAGTCTGCTTCGTCAACGATAACTACTTTCTTAGCATCAGTAAGAGATACGGTAGAAGCAAATCCCTTAATTGTAGTTCGCAGAACATCAATTGAACGACCTTCGTCAGATCCGTTTACGAGGATATACTCAGCACCGATCTCGTTACATAGTGCTTTTGCTACTGTGGTCTTACCTACACCTGCTGTTCCTGAGAATAGGAATGAGGGTAGTTCGCCTTGTGTGATGTATTGTTTGAATGTATCTTTAAGTGACTGTGGCAATACACAATCATCAATCTTCTGTGGGCGATACTTTTCTACCCACAAGAATTGGTCTTCACGACTATCAATCATAATAACTCCATAATAAAAAGAAGAGGGTAATTATACCCTCTCTAAAATCAAAAATCAAATGTAGAATCTGCTTCAACAGCTACGTAATATACCAAGTCATTATTTGGAGATTTAAATCGTGAGATCTTCTTGCTGGAAATACTAACATCGTAATCTCCAGGAAGCATCTTTAAGTTTTCTACTTTCAGATTCACTTTGAAAGTCTTATCGGTATCGCCAACTGGTTCACTGTAAGAGTTACCAGAAGCATTCTTTTTGTCGCCAACTACTGCAGTGATTTTACTACCATCACCAACGATTGATACATCGGCTGCACGTAGGACTGAAGAAGTTTTCTTAACCATATCCAACATGCTTGAAGTCATACGGAAGTTAATCTCTGCTTCAGGGAATGTGATTGCTTTCTGTGGAGCAGTTAAGTTTGATGCATCGGCTGCAAAGAATTTGATATTCATGCTACCTTGTTTGATAGAAACATACTTATCTTGGAAGTCCAATTCTGGATCTTCGAACAAAGACATTGCACCCAAGAATTCATTCAAGTCATAAATGGCAAAGTCAGGGAAGGTTTCTGTCACTGTGGCATCTGCCATGACATTCTTCTGTCCTGAGATTGTTGCTAGTTTGTTACCTGACTTCAAGAGAAGATTGCTGTTAATTCCAGCAAAGTTCTTAATTAGGTTTACTGTTTCTTTAGATAATTTCATAGGGTTTCCTTTTCAAATTGTACATTACTATGTATAAAATATTATACCTCAGAACGAGGTATTTGACAAATTTATTTTGATGTTACTTTTAACTCTAAACCGATTGCAGTCAACCAAGTGTTTAGTCGTTCAGCTACAATTGATGGATCTTTTGGATTAGTAAAATCAATATTCATATCCATTACAGTATCACCAGACTGGTCTTCACGAGAGTTGTATCGTAAAGAAAAGTCTTCATTTATTTTCACATTCTTAGCCATAATTATTCCTTAGAGTATTTCACATCGTGTTCATATAGAAACATTAAGCAACACATTGCATGTGCCAAATGATTCTTACCAGTTTCGGGATCATCTTGTTCTCCCTCTTTCCATGCCCAAAGATGTCTTTGCATTGCATCAAAGTATCTACGTTTTGAGTCAGGAACATGTTTCCAATTATCTGGTTCGTATTTCTCCGCACCAAATGTTAGAATTTCTACAGTCGCTTTTAATGCGAGTGGTGGTAGTAAACCATATTGTAGTTTACCACCATCAAATTTACGACCACCTGTGGTGGCATTTTGGGACTTCTTGATATCTTCTTTGGTTGCCATATTCTCTCCAAATGAAATGACAAATGAGCACTCCGAAGAATGCCCATTTATAACTCACTTAATTAGGCTGTACGAGTAAATACAGTAGAACCAGCATAGCGGTTAGCCAAAGCAACCATTGCACGAGTTGGTTTACCGATGCGGTATTTAACCACTTCAGTACCATTTACAACTGCTGGGTTAGAGTAAACACAGTAACCTTGCTCACGCAAGTTACGGATTGTGCTTGCAGGATGTGCAATACCGAAAGAGGACTTGATCTGCTTAGCAGTAAAAGTCTTGCCTTTTTGTAGGTGCGATAAAAGAAGTTCTTGCTTGGACATTATATAATATCTCCATAATAAACAGCCATCAAATGAAAAAATCATCTGGGGCGATGGCAGTACCCCAGATGACAGATAAAACTCTAATTAAACAGTGATGCCATTCTCACGTAGGATTGCATTGAAGTCTTCTGCTTCGTCATCGAAATCAGCGGACTCATCAACAATCTTTTGAAGACGAGACATTTCCATCTTATCTTCAGTGGCAACTGCAGTCTTAGCAGGTGCTTTGACTTTAGCAGTCTTGGCTTTCGCAAGTTTCGCAACTTTGGCTTTAGCCTTAGCTACTTTTGGAGTATTCTTCTCAGCCAATTCTTTGGCATAAGCAGACAACTCGACATCAGTAGGAATCGGCAACTGGTATACACCACGCTCGATTTTGTTTTTATTGAACAACCAATTTGGGTATCCAATCTTTTCACCCTTCGCACCAGTACGCTGGTCACGAATTGCATAATAAATTGCAGCACATTCCTTCAGAGTAATCTGAGGAGCATTCTTGTACTGTTTGTTGGACTCAAGAACAGCCACAACAAAACGCTTTTGAGACAAAGTCAAGTTTGCAAATTTCAACATAATATATTTCCTTTTAAAAGTTTCACAAAAATTTCTAACTAACAGATACTATTATACTACAATTCCGAATTAAAGGCAAGTTCTTTTTGTAATAACCCTACAAAGTTGCAGGGATTACTAAAGTATTACTTTTAGAAGGGAATCTCGTCGTCTGGCTTAGGTGTTTCTACTGCAACAGCCACTGGTTCAGGTTGTGGGTTTGCAACTTTATCGAACAAGTCAATGAATGCAGCTTTTGTTGCAGCATCAAAACGATTGCAACATAACTCAACTGCTTTCATACGATCTTTAAAAATCGCAAAGGCACGAACAATATGGATCATACGACGAGTCGTAATTGTTTCATCCACACCACCATCCTCGAAAGTGCGACGAATTGCTTCAGCCCACTTCACGAGTGTCTCTGCAAACTCGGCATCTAGACAGCCATAAGTTTCCATGAGATTCTTAATAATCTTAACTTCGATTTTCGCATTTGGATATTCCTGTTCGAATGTAACAGCGAATCGCTCCAAGAATGCTTCGTTCAAGACGTTTGTACCGATGTAACGACCATCGTCTGAACCCTTACCCTTAGTATTGGCAGTTGCAAAGATGTTGAATCCTTCTGCTGGAACAATCATCTCATTCTTGAGTTTGAAGTAATATGGTTTACCCTCAAGAATCGGTTGCAAGCAAAGTAAAGTATTTGCTGAACCTGCATCGATCTCATCAAGCAAGAGTGCAGTACCATTGCGCATGGCGATAAGGACTGGACCCTCTACAATCTCCACATTACCATCTTCCAAAGTTTTGGAACCGATGAGTTGTTCTTCGTCAGTCATCATGTTAAGGTTAACACGAATCAATGGACGTTTGTGTTTAGCACAAATCTGTTCGACCATTGTTGACTTGCCATTCCCAGTTGGACCAGAAATATATGCAGGATAAAAGATACCAGACTTGATAATGTTTTCCAAATCGGTGTAGTTACCGAATGGAACAAAGTTGCTATCTTTCTTTGGGATCAACGCTGAGATATCAGAGTAGTCTACCTTAAAGGATTCTTGTTTCACAGGTTGTGCTTTCAGTGCAGTGTTTCCAACAACAGGGGTTGCACCACCATCAATAGCGTACAAACCACGACCAACTTTATTTTTCATAAGCCACAGAGGATACTTCTCTGTCTTCAATGCTTTCATAACATTCAAAAGTTCTGGACGACTAACAGTGCCTTTAGTTGCAGTGTCAGGGTACATTTCTTTCATCTTTGATTCAAACGAATCACGGAACTGGTTATCAGTTTTTGCCATCACATTCTCCATAATAAACTACACTTTCACAAATTCATAACGACTATTATACTGTAATTAACAATAAAAGTCAACACTTATTTTTCCTTGTAGATACAAGGGTCTTAGGCTACTAATCCAACGAATCGGTTGAGTAGGACTCGGGAAGTCTTCTTTACATTCAAGAATTTACCGAAATTCCTTGCAATCGCTTTTGCATTCGCATCTGCTTTTACATCTAACTCACCCTCTTGAATCTTGGTTGAGGACTGTGGAATCAGGAACAATTCGTCACGACCAGTATTTTTCACCGATGCAAATCCTTGTGTTTTAAATTCTTTTTTCCATGCTTCAACTAGTGCATACATATCGCCATTGTAGTTAGGTAGATTTGATTGCAAGACACCACGCAAATCACGACCACGATTCTGACAGATATGGAATCCAACCATTGCAACATTATAGCGATCTTTAATCATTCGAAGAATCATCTCAGTTTGATTACCAGATAGACGACCAATTTCGTAAGTCTTCTGTGTAACTTCATCTTTAATAAAGTTCTTGATTTTGATTCGTTTATACATACCATCAACAACTTCAGTGCGAGAGTCATCGAAACGACCATAAGAATACGTATTCAATGAACCACCCTCACCATCAGTAAGAGTGATGAAAGTTGTTTTTTCGATATTGTTGTTCTTGATAAATGTACCCAAAGTATTATAGCAATATACCAATGCTTCATTTAATGGAGTACCACCAGTGTTATAACCTTCATTCCAGTGGAAACGATAGTCAAGGATACGACGAGCCATTGAATTGAATTCACTGGTGGTCATTTTGTTATTGAAGAATTCTAACAGATGGAATCTGTCTGCACAGTCAATCAAGTTATTTTCTTCTCGTCTTGCAGTTCTCCATGCATGATATGATTCATTTTCTGCTTGAGTTCGAGTTATCCTGTCATTATAGTCAGTGGTGAATGCAAAGACACGATATGGAATCTGAACACGATTACAGAACATAGCCAGATTAATAACCTGCTTCATTGTATCTTTCAATACATCATTCATTGAACCAGACCAGTCAACAAGAAGAATCATACCATGATTCTTACCTTGTGGTAGAGAAGTCACACGCTTGAACAAATCGTCTTGCAACTTATATGCATAGACTTTCTTCATGTCCAATGAACCAATCTTTGATACCATTGCACGCTTATGTAGTTGAGCAGACTTTTTCATCTCGAATTCTTTCACGAGATAATTAACAGTACGAATTGATTCGGTTTTGAATTGTACAAAATCTAAATCTTCTGCTGCATGGAAAGCAGTTCGTTGTTCCTCACTCATATTGCGAGTGCGGTAGTCAATCGTATCTGGACTATCAACTGACCATTTTTCAGGTGATTTAGTTTCATTGAGGACTTGTTTGTAGCCAATAACTGGATCTGTAAAATAGTCTGTATCAAATTTCCAATATTTGTATTCTGTAGAATCATCAGCAAGGTCTTCCAATTTGTTTTGGAATGCTCTTTCTGTTTTTGATTCTAAGTCATCACCCTCTTCTGACTTATCATCATTTTGTAGATTAGATGATTTATTCTGTTTTGATGGTTTCAGATCTTCGTCATCACCACCATCTTGTTCTTCAAAATCATCATCGCCATCGATGTCAAAATCACCATAAATTGGATCTTCGTTTT